TTCGCCTCCAGAGGGTTAATTATTTACCCTCAAAAATCCATGGGCTGTTTCTTCAGCACCATGGGCCCGGTTCACGCCAGCCATTCACGGCGAGCGTGCCAAAAGCTGCACCACCAAACGATCCCCTTTCGGGTTCCACGGCGTAGGAAGACAGAGTGCCTCGCGGCATATCTGTATCCGCATCGTGGCGACGGAGTCGATCGTTATACACGTAGAACGATTTTGCAATCGTCCATGTGGCGGGTGGGTGTCCCCTATGCAAGGCGGCGAGATAACTACCAATGGGATCCGTTTTACCGGATAACTTGGTCTTCACTCGCCAGACACGCGCGGCGAAGCCGCAGTGTCCATGTCTGAGTCTTGCAGGGGCCGCCTCATCGAAATTTCTGATGAGGCCGTCGTCACCATAATCGAGGGGGATACCGGTACGACCCGCTTTAGCGTCTCTGTGAAGACAGAATAGCCAAGCAGGAAGAAACCGAATATCGCAACCAAGACCATTGTTACGACGATGAGCATATATCCGAAGTTTATTACATATTCGGATAACCGATGACGTAAAATCATGGAAATCTCCTCTAAGATAGAAGGGACGTACATTGACCCCGTCATGGTAATCTGCTCCGCAGCTTTCGAAGAACCTACCGGCCAGGTAGGTTTTTCGTTCGTTCACACTAAACCCGAACAGATTTAGTGTAGCTATCAGCAGAGGGCTGACCTCCCGTCGAACTATAATGTCGTCTCCGAAGGAGACGGCGTCATCATCTCCACAGGCCCTGGCTAGGGCCATGAAGATGAGTGATTCTAGTTCAAACGTGTAGCCATTCCCCATAGCGCTGAATTTTTCGAGCTTATACAAGCGACCATCGCACTTAGACCAACCGGTCCGAGCGAGATCAAGCAAGTATGCCCAGTCAGGAGGCAGCAACAACCAGACCAGTTCAAGCGAAATTGTATCACTTGCGCTGGACAAATCGATTGTTGACAAACCTTCCTTCTGTGCTCTTGATGCCAATTGCCGATTTTTGTCGGCTTGGTTATCAAGGTTAAGCCCGTAGCGTCGAAGTTGCCTACGCAGAAGATTACCGAGACCGAGTTGCACGAAAATGTTACCGTGTGGCTCGATTCCGATTGGTCTGTCTGTTTTAGCATCTTTGGGAACGAATTGGATCGTACTGTACGACCTGAGGGAAACCTCAGTTATCTCACGCGCCCATAACCCACGGGTTAGGGAGCGCCAGTACGGATACAAACCAGGCGTCACGTCGAAACGTGACACCATTTTTCTTGAGAGAACTACATCCCTACCGGAGCAAGAAGACGTAGCACCGGGCCCGAAGCGAAAAGATTCTTCGGCAAACCTAAGCTTTTCAGGTGTTAGTTTTCCCAACACCTGTGCAACGATAGCCTGTGCTTTTGTTAGCACATGCTCGTACCGTGGGTGAATGGATATTCCCCCGTCTCGGTACAATCGTAGCTGCTGGTTTGTTGCCCTGCACGCGTTTTCTGCCTCGATCCATCTAGCTTTAGCTACGGCCTTACGGTCGATAGCCAAGCCAGGTAACCGTGGGTTCTTACGCATTGCTTCTGTTACGAGATAGTCATCAGCAAACCCTTCCCTATCGGGATCCGGCATGCTTAAGGCTAAATACTCGGCCCATTCTTCCGAACGGGCGAGCAAGTAACAGGTTAACGAGCGAGGTGAATCAACAGCCTCGCACGCCCTCAAGAAACATCCAAGCTCGGTCTTCCAGACACGAGCAGCCAGATTCATTCTAGGCTTTTTGGTATGCATTTGGACCGACCTCACTTACAGTTGTTTGAGGAGGGGTTCAAGCGGCTCAAAAGCCGCAGGAACTCCCCGACACAACTGGCGCGTTCACCATAACCGCAGTCGTACAACCGAAGGATGGACTCTAGATCTCTGATCAAAGAGGCCAACGTCGGATACGAACTTTCTGCTAAGGTGAAACCATCGATGCATGCGTTTTGGCATGCGTCCAGCAACATAGTAGCCCAGCTTGCAACTTCTTTTTCGATACTTTCGAACGGACTTAAAGCCCAGTTGTACTCGTAATCAATGACGCGTTTATCATGCATTAGAGATTTCTCTAACGCACGGAAGCGAAAATCAACGACGAGCGTGGTACGACGGCCGATGGCCATGAAAGGGACGATATAGACTTGCATTTTGGTACTCCTAATGTGAAGGGTGATGGTAGGTGTTAGTACAACGGGTCCAGATCTCGCATAGCGCCCTGAACGAGGGCGTGAGCGAGTGCATTCTTGAGGAATGCGTAAAGGTCCTTGCGCTGAGCGTCGGTAGAACCATCCGGGAGGATGATATCGACGTTAGCACGGAGAGTATAGGCGACACTAGTGACGCCACTGACAACCTGCGTTACGGGAATTTCAATCCCGAGTTTTGCGCGGTTGACAACACTCTTCCCACCTTTCGCAAATGATGTGGAAATACGCAACCGGCGGAATGCCAGAGCGATACCACTTGAGCGATCGGCGAAGGACGACAACCCAGGAGTCACGGACTCAGGATTGAAGGTAGTGGCGACGGGAGCCGCCTGACCATCATTGATGGTGATTGCTGCAGCTTGTGACATAAGGTAAAACCTCGTTAGTTAAGAAACAATTAATATCGAGAGTAATGCCTGCGGTTTAGACGTGAGTCTAGGACGAGCTTCGATAGAAGAGCTAGCCCGTTCGCAGTATGGGTCAGAGATGGTTTTAGCTTCGTGCGAAACGAAGCTGTGACCGAAGGAATACCTGTTGGTGCCCTGCGCGTATAAGTCTTGAACTCGTACGTTCCGGTAACCCCCAAGTGTTCCCCCTTCCTGATACCATATAGTGTGTGTATGAACTGTATCGTACTTTTTGTTTGGTCGAAGTAGACTGCGTTATCGAGAGATTCAAGAACCTCTCCAACGTTAACCCACCAATCGACAACAAAGCTAAAAGGGGTCAGTTCCCACGCAACACTTAGCGGATTTGTGAAGCCATATGCGCCGAGCGAACCTTGCAGAAGGTCGTTTCGGACGGAAAAGTAACAGAGTGCCCGTACCTTATATATCGCATAGTCTGTCACCCTGCAAGGGGTGAAGTCTACGCTTGATAGTGGGTAGCGGGTCACACTGTACTCTTCCTTCGCATATTCATCGACACGCTCGAACAAAGGACGGGTTGCATGTGTGCGAAGTTGTTCCATCGCATCATGCATGTCATTCATAAGAGGCTTCACACCATACATATAGGCCAACCAATACTCACTCAAGTTTTTAAGAGTTCGTTTGGTCATATTCGGGCGAGCTTTACCATTTCGGTAAAAGTAGCCGTAGGCCAGTATGCGTGGGTCTTTTTTGATTACAGCCTGAGTCACTCGATAAAACTCGGTAACAAGGTCAACAAACAGGTTGCTAGCCTGCCTGTATTCCCCTAGCATGTTCGCTAGGTTGACACCTTGGTTCCGAGCCGACTTGAGCGCTTTATTCTGCGCTATGAGTTCCAATTGCGACGAGTTTATCCCGTGAGCAAATTGGCCGAGTGATATGTGCTGGGACATACCCATATTTTCGACAAACCTACGATACGGCGGTCCGCTTTCGCGGGCGGTCCGTGTTGTAATAGGCGAGTCTAGATACCACGACGATACAGTCCAAGCAGTGCGATTGTTCATCAGATCGGTGGGCTTCTTGCGCTTTACGGCAGTAGCTTTGGAGACTGAATAGGCGTTACGAGTGAAGGTACCAGATTGATTGGTGCCATCACTCCAACTCCGAGTCCAGACACCGTTACTACTTCCATAATAGGACATGAAGAACTCCTCAAGAAAAACAGCACGAAGGGGGCTGAGAGCCGGCGAGAGCC